ATCGTTCAGCGATGAAAGCTCTGCTTCGAGTTTCTTCGTTTGCTCAGCATTGGCTCCCATTTCAATCGTAGTTAACTGCCATTGCGCTTGGATAACACGGAGAGACGATTGAAGAGCATCGGAAAGTTTCTCCCACTCTTCTCGACTGTCTTTTGCACCTTTTTTGCTTTTTTGTCCGATGTCATCGAGCAAACTACCTAAACCAGATACTTCAGGCATTGCGGCGCTTGCGTCTGCTCCTAGACCCTTAAAAGCGTCGCCTAATCCGGCTATTTGGTCAGCCTTCGTATTATAAGAAGCGGAATCAAGCGATTGGAAGTCAGCGTTTGGATCTCCTGGAGTTTTCCAACTAGAGAACGCTTCGGCTACTTTAGCGCCCGCGTCGCCAACGCTATTCGCTAATTTATCTGACTCTTGGACTAAGCCTTCCAAATGTGCTTTCTGTTCGTCAATCCACTTTGTATTAATCAAATCACCGGCCGAGCCAAACGCCTTACCAATACCGTTAATAACCTTGAATATTCCGTTAGCTGTTTGGTTAACTAATTGACAAAAACCATACCAAATGATTAAAGCGTTATTAACCATTAGTTTCCAAGACTGCACGAAAAATTCGCCTAGCGATCTTTGTTTATCTCCGATTCCATACAAATTTTTACCGGCAGAATCCTCTAGTACAACGAACGCTGCAGCGGCAATTCCGACCCAACCTCTTGTGCTTAAAAGTAATAGCTTAAGTGTTTCCAATGCTTTAGCAATAGTTGCGATATTTAAAACAGCTACAACTCGCATAGCCACAAATGCGCTGGAAATCGCTTTTATAGCGAGGATAACTTTGTCGCTATTTTCTACTACGAGTTTAAAAACGGACGCTATTGTAGAAGCAGATTGCGATAATGAAGTTTTAAATTCATCGGAGTTTTTAAGCGATGAAAACATTTTATTTAATGAATCCGTAACACTCTTAAGTATTGGATCTAGTGTTTTTTCAATGTCTACTGCGACTGCTTGAATGGTTCCCTGTAACTTCTTCAAACTACCGCCGAAATTGTTATTCATCTCTTCAGCAGCTTTTTTAGATGAACCAGCGGAGTTTTCAAGCTCTTTCGTAAACTCTTTCAACTTATCCGGTCCTGCGGCAATCAACGACAACATACCGCTTGCCGCCTCTTTACCGAATATCATCGCTACTGCTTGAGCTTTTTGTGCAGATGTAGCGTTTTGTAGTTTTTCCTGGAACGTTCCGAGTATAGTAGCTAGTGGAAGTAAATTTCCTTGGCTATCTTTAACACTAATACCTAGAGCAGCCATCGTGTCTCTAGCTTCGCGCGATGGATTAATCAAACTCTCGATAGAGCTACGTAATGTTGTACCCGCTTGCTCACCCTTAATACCGTTATTCCCCATCACAGCGATTGCTGCTCCTAACTCTTCGAAACTAACTCCGACAGCATGAGCCACAGGACCTGCGTACTTAAGTGAGTAGTTTAAGTCCTGCATACCTATCGCAGATATATTCGAAGCCTTCGCTAGGACATCAGCAATATGCCCTGCCTGTGACGCTTCCATTCCGAAAGAGTGTAACTGACTCGCAACTAATTCGGATGCCAAACTTAGCTTCTCTCCTGAAGCAGCCGCAGCACTCATTACAGCAGGCAACATTACCGCCATTTGTTGAGCGGTAAAGCCACTCGCTGCAAGCTCCTGCAATCCTTCTGCAGCCTCCGTTGCTTTGAATCCCATAGCTGGAGCCATTTTTAAGGCCGTATCTGTTAACTGCTTCATTTCTTCGTTGGTAGCATCAGAAAGAACTTTAACCTTCTGCATGGTCCCACCGAAATCTAACGCAGATTGTGCTAATTCGTGCAAAGCTGAACTAAGACCTTGAAAACCGGCCATACCTGCAGCAAATCCGAAACCTTTTTTAAGTGCATCGCCAATCGCGTTACCTGCTCGTTCACTATCTTGTCGTGCTTGATCTAAGTTACGTTTAAGCTCCGACATGTTAGCTTTTATATTTACAAAAAGTTCACCGATTTGTAACGCCACTCGCTCACCTCCTTATTACCACGACATAAAGTCGTTTATCGTTTGTGTCTGCGATTCCTGCGGCGATCCCTCACCGCCACCACTGTTTACTTTCATATGGACGTCAGCGAGTGCCGCTATTTTGCGAGGAGTAGAACGCCAAAATCGTTCCTCCGTCATACCAAGTACTACCGTTCCTAAATAATAGAACCATGACCAGTCCCAACCGCTAGAATCGTCTTCATCTACGGTTGGGCTGTCTCGTTTCCCTGTGGCATAGCCTGCTTTATAGCTTCGGTAAGAGCTGCAGATACTTCCTGGAGATTCTTAAGCGTTACAAGTTTACCGACGGATTTAACGGTAAGAGATTCATCTTCGTGAACGAGTCCAGCGAATAATACAGCACGAACAGCTTTAATAGATCCACGGCCAATTGCATTTAAAGCTTCATCAATTTCTCCGTATACATCCTCAAGCTCTGCGAATGCGTTAAGATCAAACAAAAGATTGCGTTCTTTGTCCAAATTAATAGAAACCGATTTAATACGAATGTCTCCTAAATTACCCATGTTACCTCCAAATAAAATAGGACGGCACTAAGCCGCCCATAAATTGTTATTAAACGATTGCCGCAGCAGTTTCGTTGATGATAACATCTTTGATCTTGCTGTCTTTTGCAGTAGGAATTGCAGTTCCGCTAATAGAAACACTAGCGTAATCTTCGCCTTTCAATTCATAGTCAAACTTGTTGATTTTGCACTTATAAAGGATGATATGAACATCTCCAGCGTCGGTATATTTCGATTGGCCTTCGATTTTGAAGTAGTTAGGAATATCGGTTCCTTTAAGAGTGTAAGTTTGAGTTTGTGCAGGCGTTGTTCCGGCAGCCGCAGTAGTTCCTCCTAAGATTACGTTTAAAACGTCAAGAGAAACTTTTGCATGGTCGAAAGAGAAGTCGATAGAATCGATCTTAGTGTAACGGTCAAGAATTACTTCGTCACCACGAAGTTCCTTCTCTACGAACTTAGCGCCTAATTTTAAAGATGTAGAACCAGGAACGTCTACAGAAGTCTGATACGTTAAAGTGGTTCCGTCATCAACAGTAAGCTTACTGATTTTGATGTCATTAATACCAAGAATCTTTGTAACTGTAGTTAATGGCATTACGATTCCTCCTCAATGGTTTCTTCGTAAACTCCGAAGTTATCGGAGTAACGGTCAAGCAAAATAGCCGCTGCATCATCAGGAACATCAGCGACATGATTTTCAACCGTCCAGTAAGTACCGTTTAATCCGATCTCACCGTCCGCTTGTTTGCAACGTATTTTCATAACATCACTCCGCAATCACTGCCGTAAAATTTATCGAATATAACGCTCGACTATTCGCATCCATCCCAATATATACCGGAGTACTCTGATCGCCAGTACATACGATAACTCTCGTTGTACCAAGCATAAAATCTCGCTTTTGGTGTAAGTCAGAGTGAATAACGTTAGCTTTTGCTTCCGCAGTTACTACTGATTTTGACCGTACCAACACTTGAAACGATGGACGTTTGATAGAAACGGTATGATCCGGCGAACCTCCGCCAGTAATTCGCACGTATGCAATATCATCAGCAGCCGTTGCAGGAAATTCGTTGGCGTAATATGTGTACGGTATCGCCGTTTTTAAATAGTTAATTATATCGATAACTGCCAGCACGTTACTTCAACGCCTCCTTCACCATATCTGCTATATGCTTTTCATACGATTTAGAATCGCCTTTAAACGGGCGCTCCAAAAACTTATTACCAACCGGATAATGTTTACCGCTCAATCCACTATCTCCGCCTGATTTAGCAAGCGAACCTTCGCCAAGATTATACGTTCCTTCGTGAATCCATACAGCGTAGTTTGTAACGTTTCCTGACCGGTCCTTTTCACGCACACCATATCCGACAGCTCCGACAACTTCGCCGTTCTCAACCTTTACCTCGCGATCCCATGACTCATCTAAGAATCCTTTATCGTGAGGAGTGGCTTCGGAAGAAGTCCGAACTAAATCGTCAACACAATTGTTCATCGCTCGTTTAGTAGCTGCTAATATATTCGCCAATACTGCGTCACCGTTCCATACAATATCCGCCATTACAATTCCACCTTCGTAAACAACGGCTTAGACGATATATCTTTGACCGTACTTATGCGGATTGGATTCGCTGCACGTTGTTCTCCTCCGGCATCAACAAAGATAAACACATTGTTATATCCAACCGCCACGCCACCGGATAATAGTATCTGCGCCGCTGATATAACTTCGCTTCCTTGTTGGTTGCGAGTTAACTTCGTACCTTCGTCAATCCTGCATTTGTAAGTCGTCGACTGGCCGAAAATCGGCTGTCCATAGTCGTCTAGTCCTGTTACTTTGGCGATAACAACTTCGTCCTTCAATGGTATGAGCGATGAACTACTTGACGCAGTAGCAGACGGAGATTGCGGAGGTGCTTCATTGTACGGTGACCATGTAAGACTTTTTAAGTCGATCCAATTCGTCATCTACATCACGCTCCATCCCATACGGCGACCGAGAATCTTTCGGACCTCAGGCGCAATGTAATCCGGTGCGCGGTCAATGGCAATCGTAATTCCGCTTACGGAGATTTGACGGACGCCTTGATCGGCTTTACGGATTGAATCGTCAAGGCGAAGGAGCCATAACGCCTGCTCGAATACAGCTTCATTCGGAACAGGTTTATTAGTAGAATTATAGGCGGTGTAATACCGATATAATTGGCGTTCTGCGTTAGTCAGCGCTTTTTCTTTCTTCGAATAATCTGCCGAATCCCACTCGTCCGTAAAAAGAACGTTGGTTCCGAAGTAATCTTCCGCTTGGTCAACGGAAACATTAATGGCCATGCGTTACACCTCCGTTATTTTTCGGAGGTTTTAGCTGGCGCTTTTGCGGGCTTTTCCTCCGCTTTCTTTACTTCTGCTTTCGCTGGTTCATCGACGCGCTCTACTTCAGACATTGCGGATAATACTTCAATCTCCGCTTTGTCTTCGGTGGCGTATTGACCTGCAAAAAATTGCTTTAGCTGGCCGTTAACGTAGAAACCGAACCTATCGTAACGACTTGTAAACTTAGCCATACGGTACCTCCGTAAAATAAAAGCCCGCAAGCGATAACCTGCGGGCGATTAGTTAATATTAAGATAATCCTCTTAAGCGACCATGAGCTTTCTCTTGCTTGAACTCAAGCGTGTACTCACCAACAAGGATACCAGTTGTGTAGTCACCTTGATCTCCCATAAATTTGTGGAAGAAGTCACGACCTTGAAGCGGACGGATAGCAGCACGGTTAGCATCGATAAGAAGTAACTCGTCAGCGTTCAAATTGTTGTTAAGAACGATTTCGAACTCACCAAATTCAGATACGAAGTGGTCAACTTTAACACCCCTGCTGTTCTCAGCTTGAGTGATATAAAGCTTATTGTTATCGAAAGCAGAGATAGCGCGTTTTT